ATCAATTTGTGCTGTTGTTGACTTGCTTGATGGAATACCTTGGTTTAATGCTCTCCAGTAAACACCGGGTAAACCTGTTCTGATAACTACACGTTCACCAGTAGGTAAATTACCTTCCTTAAACACGCAATCATCTAGTATTTCGTTGCTTTGTGATAACAGTTCTGCAACAATTGGAACTCTACCGTCTGGGTCAGATCTTTTTGCCCAGTCCGCTAGTGTTAAATTTGAGGTTGAGAGAGTAGCCATTAATTAACTCCTTACTTAATTTTGCTGATTAGAATATAGTGCATTTGCTATGCCGTTAAAATCTTTTGGAATACCAGAACCTTTGCCCATAGCACCCTCAGAATTACCAACATAACTATCTTCACTAATTGCCTTACCTGCTTTGTACATAAACCTGATTATCTCAGGATGATTTCCAAAACCTGTTTCATGTAGCAGCGACTTTAAAGAATCAGTACCAAAAGCATCTAGAGATTTTTTTGCAATATCCAAGTTTGCAGCTAAATTTTCACCACCAAATTCTTTATCGGATTGTGAATCATTAGCCCAATCAAGTTTTACTTGCTCTAGTACTTTGGCTTGTTTTGCCTGTATAACAGGTGCAACTTTATCTAAAACTTTTTGTGCAGCATCTTGTGGCAGATTAAGATCTTTAGCGACTTCACCGAATGCAGTAATGACTTCGGGGTCGAGTTCAGCAGATTCGTCAGTAATCTTTGTATTGAACTCGTATGTCTCAGGAGCACCTTCTGGTTTTTCCTGATCGCTAGTTTCACTTTCAACAGCGGTTTCATCCGAAACTTGTTGTTCCTGTACACTTTCAGCTTGCTGCTGTGTGTCAGTAGTTGCTTCAGTTGATTGCTCAGTTGTTGCGTCTACTGGCTGCTGCGAGTCACCTTCATTGGTTTGGTTGGCTTCCGTCATCAGCGTTTCTGACATTTTTTTGCTCCTTGATCATTGTCGGATACAGTTCTGGGCAGAGAGTGTGGATTAAGGTAAGTATTTGCAAACCATAGTTCCTGTTACCTTCGCTAAATGACATTGCCATTGCGTTAGTGTTGAACGATGATCGAAAAACACCTGCTTGTTCCAGAAGTCTCCAGATAAATCTGCGACCCCTCTTGCTGCTCATAAGCCATTTAATATCCGATTCCTCGTTCTGTCGGTCAATTCGTTCTGCGGACTTTTTATTGTCTTTAGATTTTTGTTGACTTTTGAGATCGAGAGGATTGTAATCGCTCATGCTTAAATATATCGAGTTATAACTGGGTTACGGTCACACCTAGTTTTGATTAGGATACATTTTTTTTGCAGTTTTTGCAGCATCTCTAAATTGTTTAGCTGAAGGTCTACCTTTTTCACCCTTTTTTTTCATACGCTCACCAGAACCTTCTTTAATTCTTTTGCGTTTTTTGTGTATGTTTTCGTATAAACTCATAACTAAAACATTGATGGGTAAAGTTTTTTAAGTTTTTCTAAATCTTTTAAATCTTTTGGTGTTGCCATATCACCTTCTTTTTTAGCTTGTATTAATTTTATTTTATTCTCTATTTTTCTAGGAATAATTTTATCTGGTGTAGCCATTATTTGTTACCTCCGTATAATTTGTCAGCAAATTGTTCTAGTTTTGATTTGTTTTTTTTCTTTTCTTCTTTTTGTTTTTTATCTTGCTCTATCATTTTTCTATACCTTGCTTTGTAATCAGCCGGCATTTTTTCAAAATTAGGATCAGCCATAATTAACTCCCTGTAAGGTATGTACCTGTAGTAGGTTGTGCAACAGGCTTTGCTTTTGGTGGTGCAGATGCCTTTTCACCATACAATCCATCAGCCTGATCACCACTTTTATCAAATGGTTCTATACCCATTGCAGTTATTTGTAGTTCTACGTTCTGTTCAACACCATCTTTTTCTTTACTTTCTCTAACAGTTTTTACATAAGCAATACCTTTAATCATCATTTCGCTACCTGCTTCTGGTAACTTTTCTATTCCTAACTTTTCTAGCTCTTGCCTACCTAACGATATACATAAACCGTAGCTATACATCGGTTCTTCGTACATTTCATTGCTGTCAATAGGTTGTGGGTCTTTTTTTAAATCAATTAAATCCATTTATACCTCCAATGGTGATGGTGAATTGTAACCACTAAACTGGTTCATTATGTCCATAGCATTACCTGAGTCTACTTTACCAAGTTTTGCCATGTTTTCTACAGCTTGTTGCTGTTGTTGTGCCTGTGCTGCTGCTTGTTGTGCTTGTGCTCTTTCCTGACGTATCTTAGCTACAACTTGTCCGGGAACTATTAGTTTAGGATCTACACCTAACATATCAGCATAGCTATCTGCCCATGCATCAGAATCAAATTTATCTAATACATCAGGTTTCATTTGAGCTATAGCACCCATTGTATTTGTATATCTATCTACACTATTTGTACCAATAGCACGTTGTGCTTGTGCCAACATAGACACAAATTCTACGTTTAATTCCATGCCCTGTAACTCTTCTGGGGCAGGTGGTATTAAATCTGCTTCTATCATTCTGCTAAACGTAATATCTACCAATGGATCTAGCAATTCATTGTGTAATCTTTCCAATACTGGCCCTAACATAAGTAGTTTTTCTTCATGTCGTTCTGCTACTTCTGTTGCTGTCATGCGTGTATCCGTAGCATTTGCCAACATAAGAAACAAATCAGCATAAAAACTTCCATTAATACGCTGCCTTACGTCTTGTATGTCCATTAACAAGTGTTGTAAATTTAGATTTACATTAAATGCAGTCTCAATTTTGCCCTGCTGACCATCAATAAATGTAACTCCTCCCGGTAAACTGTCTACATCACGGTTTTTTAAATAGCTAGGTACTTGTAATGGTGGTTTTGTTTGGTAATCAATGCCTTGTGCTTTGCGTAATTGTTCATGTTGTAACTGTTTTATGTCACCTAATGCTTCCATTCCCGGTGAATTGCCATAAATATCGCCACCAGATATGCCCCATCTAGGTACAACTACAGGAAAATCTCTAAATCCACTTTCTCTTAATACCTTTTCGCCTTCACCACCTTGCTCAAAGTAACAAGATTTAAATGCCATGTTCATATTGTCTTTCTTTTTAAAGTCACGCTCTCTATCATCCCTTGGTTCTATCGCATGAATTATTGTTATCCATTGGTCTAATGAACCTCTGTCGTACAGATTCTTAACAGACGTTGAACATTTGTTATATCCAAACTCTCTTACTACTTCTCCTACTGTTTTTTGAAATTCTCTGTACAAAGTATTAACTCTACCTTGATAATCCGTAGCAATTGCATACTCACCACACGTTACTGGGTAATGATGTATTGCATTTTTCATATCAGGTAATATTATTGACCCTGCCGTTCCAAATGCTCCTAATTCCTCGTATATACCATGTAATGTTCTATATGTATTAGATTTTGTAAACACCAATTGCATACGTTCCGTAACATCGTTTAGCCACATCTTTACTGGTGGATACTTATTTAAGTCTGGATCTACTGTTCCAAGTCTAAACCAAGGTCTTGCAGGGCTTGTTGCACCTGCCATCATACCTGCACCCAATGTTCTTAATGCTCTTGTACCAGTATTGTCGTATATCGAGTTATGTCTTCTATGGCCTTTGTTTCTATCTTGCTGAAAATAACGTCCATTTCTAGGCAGTAAATATGTAGTAACTTCTTGCCAATGTGACCACCAAGTAGCCCTTTCCGATCTAAGGTGACCCCACCTTGTCAATAGTTTAGCTCTTTTGGTTTCGTACATTTATTAACCGCCTAATAAGGTGGATTTGCCTAAGTTTAATTGGTTTGGATCTACACCCATGTTGCCAGTAAGCATAGTACCTGCTGCTCCACCCTTACCTGCTAACACACTTTCGTCAGTAATAGCACCAACATCTGCTGTTTGTCTGTTTGCTTTGTTGTACTCTATGTCAGCACGATCAGCTTCTGCTTTAGCTGTTTTTCTAGCATCTTCATTAGCTTGTGATTGCAATGCTAATTGCTTTTTCTGTTGCTTTTTCTGTTGCTGTCCTTGGTAAATTTGGTAACCTGTACTCGCAACCGCTGCTATAGCTGTCGTAATTGCCATGTCATAGCTCCTTAGAAAACATAATATCTTGTACACCATATTTTAATCTCGGTAACATTGCAGCTAAAGTGGTGTTTTCTTTGGCGTGCCATAACATAAGTTTGCATCCGAGCGATGTTGCGTGTTTCTCTGTTTCTTTTATTAACTTTAAACCAACTCTGCCACCCCTATGTTCTTTGCCAATAAACAGCAAATCATTTTGGGCTAACTTAAGATCGGCATAATGTAAATGATTAGATACAAAGTTAACAGAATAACCAATTAAAACTTCATCTTGCCTTGCTGACAAAATAAAAATACTACCCATCTCTTCAGATTTACGGTAAGTTATTTCGTCTGGTTTTAGCACCATAACGTGTTTGTTTCGAGCAATCTCTTCGTAATGCTCGTCAAACAATGTCTGGGCTTCTGCCAACATTTCGTCAACTGTAGCAAGTTTGATTTCCGTTTTGGATACCCTACTTTTGTTAACAGTAGCTGTACCATTAGTACTTACGGTCACACTCGTCATAAGGGATATTTAGTTACACAATCAAATATTATATGCACTCTATCGGTCATGCCAACATTATGAGCCGTATGTAATTTCTTATGGTTAAACCACCAGACTTCGCCTACCTTAAATTTTTGTTCCTGATCTCCGCAAGTTTGGCTACACCATTGATTAGATTTAAGTACAAGATGAAATCTTTGGTAGTGATCTGCATACGTTCCCTGATCATTGTGTTTGGTTACATGACCACTAGGTTTAAGATTGACAATAAGTAGCCTTCCCATGTCCTTAACGTCTAGTTTTTCTAGGATTGGTTGCATTAATGGCACTAATGCATCTTTCAAATATTCCATACACGGATAATCGTATGATCCTGTATCCCATAAAACGTAGTATTGGCTCATCTTTAATGGCCCTCTAACGTATATACACTCAGTATCTTTATGTGGTGATTGCGTTACCTTTTGCCTTGCTGTTATCTCTGTCCATAACTCAGGTTTACCGTCTAGCAATTGGAGTAATGGGTCTACATCTAGACCTTCTGCTATACGAACAAAATTACAGCACTTTGTATGGGTCATATTCCTCCTTACCTGTAGATACTTTACGTCTTTTAATGTATATGTCCTCCATCTCTTTCTTGGCTACTGGGAGGGCAAAGGTTAGTGCTAGTGCATCAGCTAAATCTGGTGACCCTGCTCCCTGTAATCTCTTCTTTATCTGATCCTTAGACTCCAATACTTTCCTACCCACATTGTCGTACCAATATATCGGTGTTGCTAACTCTTGTTTTAGTGCGGTGTCATTCGGTATTGCACCTCCTTCTTCTATCCATTGTTTCATTAACCACCACATCTCAGTCCTACGGTTGATGTACTGTTCT